GAACTCGCCCTCGACCTCGGAATTGGACAGGGCAAATCCGCCGTAGAAATGGCGAAAGACCTTCGGCAATACCTAAACAACCCGGACGCCCTGTATCGCCGTGTGAGGGATAAATATGGCAATTTACACCTGTCAAAGAACGCAGCAGCGTACCACCCCGGGCAGGGCGTATATCGTTCCGCCGTTCGCAACGCCCAACGCCTATCGAGGACAGAGAACAATATGGCGTACCGCACCGCCGATTTCATCCGTTGGCAGGAAGCCGATTACGTTGTCGGCATCAAAATAATGCTATCCAATAACCATACGACAAAGAACAGCAAAGGCGAGGCTGTCCCCTTTACCGACATTTGCGACGAACTGCAAGGCAATTACCCGAAGACGTTCCATTTCCGGGGTTGGCATCCGCATTGCCGCTGCAAGGCTGTCCCTATCACAAAGACAGAGGAAGAAGTCGAGAAGGACACCGCCGACATACTTGCCGGGAAAAAGCCCTCAACCGACAGCGTAAATAAAGTTACCGACGTCCCGGAAGCCTTCAAGCGCTGGGTTGAGAACAACACAGAACGCTTCGCAAAGTCGGCCGGGCAGCCCTATTTCGTTCGTGATAACTTCATCAATGGGGACATAACGCAAGGCTTGAAGCACAATATATCGCCACAGCAGCAGGCAGTCGTAAAACCGCCGCAAATAACACCGCAGCCGCCGCAAGTTACACCACCGCCAAAGCCGAAACCTGTACGCCCACCGAAAACAGCACAAGAGGAAGCGGCTATACGGAAACGTTGGCAAGACAGGAAAGCCCTTTACGAAGAAATCAAGAGGCAGGCACACCAACTACGGCTGTTATGTATGCAATACTTCCCGGACATTGATGCATCGCACTTGGACGACCTCGCTATCAAAGGTCGATACAACGAATTACAGGCTGCTATAATAGAGATGAAAAAAACCATAAAGACAGCCAATGAAGCAATTACCGCAAATAAAATCAGTTGTAAGCAGGGGAAGGAAATGAACCACGTTTATGCAAATCAGGAAAGGCCGAATCCGAAGTTCAACAGCGGTGAAAGAAAATACCGAGTAAATTGCCAATCTTGCGTTGTTGCCTACGAGTTACGGCGCAGGGGCTTCGACGTTGAAGCGCATGGCAACGAAAAACGCCCCGGTGATATACCGTACGAACTTTCAAAACGAACGGAAAGTGCTTGGATAGACCCGGAAACAGGATTATATCCAAAGGCTATCAAAGCCGGTGGGTGGAATCCGAAATACATGAACAGGGGAATACCAAGAAGTCAAATGCTTGCGCAATTCGATAATATTACCGCAAAGCCCGGAAGGTATCACGCGTATTTCGCTTGGAAAGGCGGCGGCGCACATATCATCACAGCCGAAAGGTTGCAGGATGGTCGATTAAGACTATACGACCCACAGACAGGAGAACTTTACGACTATGCAACGTGGGAATACTATACAACGAGGATGGTCTTGGGGCACGGCATAAATGTTTACAAGGTGGATGGCCTCCTTATAAACAACGATATTATATCTGGCGTCGTACACCGCTAATCGCATCAATTTCTTTATGCAGGGCGTCAGTAATACCACGCCACTCGGTTTCGTCAGCAATATGATAATTGCCACCTACGTCGAACAGGAAATAATAAGGGAAACCAATGCACTGCAATCCGTCGCCGTCTAACTGCGACCTATAAACAGCGAAATTGTTCCATTCGCCAACGTACGCAGCCTTGTCCCAAAGGCATTGTTTCGCAAGCCTGTCGGCTATCGATTGAAAATCTTTTTTTTTCATAGCATATGTATTTAGTTACAAAAATAACAATAAAACAACAAGAGCCCGGCATCAACCGGGCTTGTCAGAGGCAGGCGGAATAGAGGCTCGCTCCCCTGCCTTGTTTGGCTTGCTGTGAAGCCTAACCCGGGAAATCATTACGAGTTTATTTGAGTATGTTCTCCGGGACGCTTTCGCATTACGTAGGGAACTAACCTTTATACCTAATTCATCAGCGGTAAAGTCGTCGTATATCGCCGCTATCGACGTATAGAAATACTGACTCCCTGCGTATTCAGATTCGCCGTGAAATTCAACTTTGTAAATACTTTTGTCTGACATAGTTATTTGTAGTATTAAATTGGTTCTATTTCTAAGTTATGGTGCATTTAAAAAGGCAGCCCATCATCATAATCCAATTTTCTGATAATCGACTGTTCGGCTTTGTTTATATTTAAGTCTAAAACATGTTTTGACAATTTTGCAATCCATTCTTTAGCCCTGTGAGTATGACCATCTGAAAGCACCATTTCAAACATCATTTTAGCCATTTTCATTTCGGCAACTAAATCTATTCTTAGTTGCATCATTAAAGTAGTTTGCTCTTTTATCTTCTCAGTTAATGAGTTGTTTTCTCGAATTGAATCTCTGTATTTATTTTCTAATTCGGAATACTTTTTTTGCAATTCTTCAAGTTCCATAATAAATCTGTTTTTATTGATTTTAAATTCATATTAATTAAAATTAATGGGTAAAAATAGGGCAGCAGCCGTAGCCGCTGCCCCGGTTGGTATCAATTTATTACGGCCACCCTGTTCATCAATTCGCCCGATAATTCGGCTAATTCCCGGCTTCGCACAGGGTCAAGTTCCCGGGCGTAGGCAGTAATTCCCTGCGACAACTTCCACAGCGTGGATTCGCCCTGCACGCCGTCGTCCACCCGGTTATTCATCAGCAACTTTTCGACGCCTTCGCTTTCGGATTTCAGCAGCGCACCCTTCTTGAACATATTTCGCAACTCGCTTTGAATATCGACCTCAACGCTACTTGCAGCCTGTATTTCGAGAGCCTTCCGGCGTATGGTATCAAGGCTCAAAAGCCCTTTCGTTAAGTCAGAAACAGCCGAAACGGTCGCCTGTGTGTCGAGTTTATAAGTGCGTTCAGACAGCAGAAGGTTGTCGGGAAGCCTGCTGCCGAGGTGCACCTGTTTCATCACGGATTCCCTCACCATTCCGTTGAGGCAAACGCCATTCAGCAGGAACGCCCTCATATCGACAGCACCGTCGCCGTAATCAGAGGTCGAGAATCTTGCCCCGGCGAACATATACACCTCGCCGTTCTTCGGCGTCGAAATCTTGATTGGCTGTGGAATAATAGCCTCGGCGTAAACCTTCGTATCGGTAACGCAGGCATCGGCAAGTTCAGCACCCTCGGCACGTGCCGTATTGATAAACGCCGTGATGATATCCTGTGAGTTCAGCCGCCTGTAACTATCCGAGAGAATCCCCCGAACTTCGCTTCCAACTGTACGGACAAGCACCCTCGTCCGGTCTGTCCAACCGCTATGCTCGTTCAGCAGGGTTGCGGCGAGTCTTCTCGCCCACTCGTCCCCGGTAGCCAACGTCCGCAGATACGCAGCAGGAATATTGAGTTTCGAGGCTAACTGCCCGACAGCGTGGGGATGCAGCGAATAATCCTCATTGTGCATATTCATAAGTACACGACCATTGCCGGAAAAGGTTACAATCGGATTGTGGTCGTTTTTCTTCAATTCAACGCCGATAGGCGCAATGTAATCCTGTAAGATACTACCTTCCTCGACAAGCCGACTCAACGCCGTTGCAATACCGACACGGTTACGGTTTAACATCCTCTCGACTTTCGAGATTACTACTTGATTCAGTCCTTGCTGATTCAGAACTTCATTCGTCATTGTTGTTGTTTCCATAATAAGATAAAATTAAAAGTTAAAAAATAAGGTTAAAAAATTATAGTAAATACCTACGACGGTATTCGTTGTAGTTCATATTGAAGAGCAGAGGGTCGGACTTCCGTATAAGGCTTCCGAGCCTTCCCTCGTCATACGCCCGGCGAAGGGAATAGCGAGTGGCTAAATATCCGTACGCATCCTCTACACTATCAAAGGGGCAAACGGACAGAACTTCGTTGAGGTATATTTCGTAACGCTTCCTCGTTACCGCTAACATTACCGCTTTCATCACACTATCGCTCGTTTAGTAACGTCATTAAAACGTCCCTCGACTTCACCATATCGGCATGCAGGGTGCAAGACTTCACCTCGGGACAGGCGAAACAGGACACAGCATAACGCTCGTGCCTGCATTTCGAGGTCTTACGACAAAAGGAATCAAATCGGCGTTGTGCCTTTACTTGCTTCGTGTTCATTTCTAAAATATATGACATAGTTGTAAAGATTAAGCCCTGCCCTTGCGAGCAGGGCAGTTAAATTATTTCATATTGCTAACAAGGTAATCGACTTGCGGACAGGTAAGGGACATTCGCAGAGCGTGTTTACGCCGTATGACCTCTTGGATGCCGACTAAACCGTAAAGCAGGTTGTCGATTTCGATTCTGTTGTCGAAGGTTGAGTAAATCGAAGATTTTAGCATATCGTCGATGAATTGGTCAATCTTTTTCGACAATTCAACTTGCGGTTTCTCAATCATCGTCCCGGTAAAAATCGGGAAGTCGTTCTTAATGTTGTCCTCGATGATGTCCAACTCTTTTTGGTTGTTGTTAAGAGCATCGGCGAAATAGCCATTGCCGTAGAACAGTTCACGCAAGCACGTGATTTCGGAGGTTTTGGAGATTGATTTCATATCAGAAAAAAATTAAGTTAAAAAATGTATAAATTATAATCATGGAACAAATATATAAAAACTTTTCTAATATGCAATGAAATGTATAGAAAAAACGAATATATCAATACTTACACATATTCAAAACAGCAGAGTTCCGGGGGCTTTATAATGTCATATCTGTTTATATTGTAAACATTTAATAAAATTTTACTTATTTTTGAGGCAATAAAAAAACAGAACAATGCAAGAAAGTATTTTCAACGAACTCAAAACCAAATTCGAAGGGGTTGAGGACACAATTCTGAACAGGGTCGCAGCAAAACTCGCCGAAACTGCAAAAACAGAAGAAGAAGCAAAAACAGCCGCAGCCGCTGTTACCTTACAACGAATTATCGAAAGTTATGGCGACAGCCGGGCAACCGAGGCGGCGCATACAGCCGTTGCGAACTACGAAAAGAAGTTCAAAATCAAAAACGGCGAAAAAGTAAAAACAGGGGACGAAGCACCCGAAAAGGGCAGCACCGTAACCACGCCAAAAGAAACAGCCGACGTGCAGGAAGTTCCGGCATGGGCGAAGCAGATTCTTGAACGCTTCGAACAACTCGAAACCGGAATCAAAGTACAAAAGGCAGAAAGCCGAGTGCAGCAACTTAACGACACGATTGCGAAACTCCCGGAAGCACTTCAAAAGCCATACAAGCGGCTCGACGTGAAAGGGCTTTCCGACGAGGACTATCAAGCACTAATTGCCGAGGTACAAACCGACGTAACAAGTTTGCAGGCGCAACTATCAGCAAAAGGGGCAGTATTCGGAATTCCGTCCACAAAAGGCGGAAAAACAGGGGATGAAATACCCGAATCAATCAAAGCCGAAATCGAGGGTAAAGCCTCCGATAACGGTCAAGCATTTTAACAATTAAAAAAACGAATAAAAATGGCAATGACAGTAAAAAAGAAAAGCGATATCGCTGTTGCATCACGCATCGTAAAGCGCATCGCTGACATTCCCGGCGGCGTTACAGTAAAGAACGCCGAAATAGCCGGGGACGTACTGAAAGACGCTACCGTAATATCCGCTCCCGACACTAACGGAATTACACACCTCGTGAAATGGGCTGTCGTACAGGCAGCGGCAGCAGCAGACGCTACCGCTATCCGGGTGCTGAAAGGCAGCGACATCAAAGTCGGGGAAACCCTCGCAGTCGACAATCCTCGCTGCATACCTTCCGCTATTGCAGTAATAGACACAACCAAAACAGGGTACGATACCGTTACCCTTGAAGCAGCCCTCGGCGTAGCCGTGAACGTAGGGGACGTCCTGTTCCTTGCAGCCGCAGCCGCCGTTCCTGCCCCGGCTATCGTGCAGGCTGACGCAACAGATTCGGCAACCGCGATATACGTCGAAAAAGGACACATTATCGAAGTAGGCGACGCAGTATGTAAAGCAGCCAACGTAAAGGCCACCGTAGTGTCCGCTATCGACCGCTCCGCAGCCAACAGGGATAAACTTACCGTAACGGCACTCGGTTACGCCCTTACCGCCGGGGACACCCTGCAAATCGCAAAGG